TGGCTCTCGGTAGTGCGCGGGGTTCAGACATTCGCGGCCCCTCCCCTGGTGGGGCCTCCCTGATGCGGTCCGTGACCGCTGAGGACGTGATCTTGCATGGCCCGTGGAGGCGCTCGAAACCGGTCTGGACCGCAGGCTGACCCGGACTCGCTGACCAGCGAGCGTCGGGGGCTGACGTACAAGCTGCTGCCCCGTGAGGGCTTCACGGGCCGTGTGCCGGCGTGGCCGCTGCCGACGGCGACTCCGCGTGAGCGCGCCCTCTGGAAGGTGCTCTGGCGGACCCCGCAGGCGGCCATGTGGAACGCGGAGCGGTGGCGCGTCTACGCCGTGGGCCAGTACACGCGCTGGGCGGTGCGTGCCGAGGACCTCGAGGCGTCCGCGTCGACCCTGGCGCAGGTGCACCGGCTCGCTGACCAGATCGGCATGACGCCGGCCGGGCTGAAGGAGAACGGCTGGCGTCTGGCGATCGACGAGCTCGGCGCGATCCGCTCTGAGCCGACGGCGACCCCGACGTCGAGCAAGTCGTCGGGCGGCGCGGCTCCGGTCCGTCGCCTGAGGGCCACGCAGTGAGCGACTACGTCGTCGACTTCCCGACCCTGGGCGACATCCAGGACGCGTGGCTCGCGCAGCACGCCCGGGTGCCGAACGGCTTCCAGCGCGGCCGCGCGTTCGTGCAGGCCGACTGGCAGTTCTGGTGCACGGCGAACCACTACCGGGTCCGCGAGGACGCGCAGTGGATCCCCGAGGCGCCGCTGCTGAACCAGGCCTTCGTCTTCCGGCGGTCGCAGATCGTCGGGCCGCAGAAGCTCGGCAAGGGCCCCTGGTCCGCCGGCGGGGTCGCCCTTGAGGCGGTTGGGCCGACGATCTTCCGCGGCTGGGCGGGCAAGGGCGACGGGTACGCGTGCTCGGACCACGGCTGCGGCTGCGGGTGGGAGTACGAGTACCTGCCCGGCGAGGCGATGGGGATCCGCCACCCGTCGCCGCTGATCCAGATGACGGCCATCTCCGAGGAGCAGGTCAACAACGTCTGGCGGCCGCTGCGCGCGATGATCTCGCTCGGGCCGCTGTCGGACCTGCTGCTCCCTCGCGGGAACTTCATCAAGATCGCCGGCCAGAACGACGACCCCGAGCTCGACCGCATCGACCGGGTGACGGCGTCCGCGCAGTCCCGCGTCGGGAACCCGATCAGCTTCGCGCTGCAGGACGAGTCGGGGCTTGCGACGGCCGAGAACAAGATGGTCGAGGTCTACGAGGGCCAGCGGCGCAACGCGGCCGGCATCGGCGGCCGCACGATGGAGACGACGAACGCGTGGAACCCGGCGCAGAACAGCGTCGCGCAGCGCACCTACGAGTCGGCGGCCGAGGACGTGTTCAAGTTCTGGCGGAAGCCGCCGGCGAACCTGTCCTACCGCGACAAGCGGGAGCGGCGCCGGATCCACGCGTTCGTCTACGAGGGCTCGCCCTGGGTGACGGTCGACTCGATCGAGGCTGAGGCGTCGGAGTTGCTTGAGCGTGACCCGGCGCAGGCCGAGAGGTTCTTCGGGAACCGGGTCGTCACGGGCACGGGCGCGTGGCTGGCAGACACGGCCCTGGCCGCGTGGGACGCGAAGGCTGAGGTGCGGGATCGGCCCCTGTCGGAGCCGGTGTGCCTCGGGTTCGACGGCTCGGACGTCGACGACTGGACGGCGATCCGCCTCGAGACGTTCGACTTCCACCAGTTCACCCCGGTCGACTCCGCTGGCCGGCCGACAATCTGGAACCCGGCCGAGCACGACGGGCGGATCCCGCGCGAAGACGTCATGGCGGCGTTCGAGCACGTGTTCGCGAGCTACGACGTCGTGCGTGCGTACCTCGACCCTCCGGGGTGGGAGTCGCAGGTGTCGGCGCTGCAGGGCCGGTACGGCGAGAAGCGCGTCATCGAGTGGCCGACGTACCGCATCAAGCCGATGCACGAGTCGCTCGAGCGGTTCCGGAACGACATTGTCGACCCGAAGTCGGGGCTCACGCACGACGCCGACAAGACGGTCGAGACGCACCTGCGGAACGCGGTCATGCGGGGCCGGACGGGGAAGACCTACATCCTCGGCAAGGCGTCCCACAGCCAGAAGATCGACGCCGTGATGGCGGCGACGCTGGCGCACGAGGCAGTGAACGACGCGATCGCGGGCGACGACCTCGCGAAGCGCAAGGCACCTGCCTTGTCGACCACGTTCTACGGATTCAGCTAGCGAGAGGAGCGGCATGGCCGTCATGGACACGAAGCTCGCCCGCGACCGGGTCGACATCGGAGTGTCGGCGCTGATCTCGCGCCGCGAGAAGGTGCGCCGGCGTGAGGACTACGTGCACGGGAAGCAGGACCTCCCGTTCGCGCCCTACGGCGTCAACGCGGAGTACCTGGACCTGCGCGAGCAGGCCCCGGCGAACTTCCTCGGCATCGCGGTCGCAGCCCCCGTGCAGCGCATGCAGGCGGACTCGATCAAGTCGGGTCTGGGCAAGGAGGTCGACGACGCCCTGTGGGCGGGCGCGTGGCAGGCGAACAAGCTCGACACCCGCCAGTCACTCATCTACGAGTCGATGATGATCCACGGCCGAGGCCTCGCCTCGGTCTGGGTGAACCAGAAGGACCGCTCGCGGCCGATCGTCCGGCCAGAGTCGTACGACCGCGTGCACGTCGAGATGGACCCGGGCGACCCCTTCACGCCCCTCTGGGCCGCGAAGCTCTGGACGGAGTCGCTCTCGTCGCCTGGCGGGCTCATGCTGCGAGGCACGGCGTCGACGACGAAGGACGTCTGCGTGATCTACGACGACGCCTCGTTCGTGCGCTTCGAGAAGACGGGCGCCGGCCTCTTTGGCGACTGGACGGTCATCGCGGCTGGCACGCACCCGATGCGGCGCGTGCCGTTCGCGCTGTTCGACTACAAGCCGGACCCGAACGGGCAGCCGTGGTCGGCGATCGACCCGCTGATGCCGCAGCAGGACGCGCTGAACACGATCCGGTTCAACACGCTGCTGGCGATGCAGTTCGCGGCGTTCCGGCAGCGCATCGTGACCGGCTTCGACCCGCGCGTGCTCGACAAGGACGGGAACGTCGTCTACAAGACGAACACGGACGGCACCCCCGAACTTGACGTGAACAACAACATGCAGCCGCTCATCAGCTCTCCCGGAAAGGTGGGCGTCGACCGGATGCTCGCGTTCCCGGGCGGCGACACGAAGGTGTACGACCTCGCCGAGTCGAACCTGGCGAACTACGTCGACATCTGGGACTCCTTCGTGACGACGTTCTTCTCGGTCGCGCAGATCCCGCCGCAGTACCAGCTCGGGCAGATGGTCAACATCTCCGGTGACGCGCTGGCGGCCGCCGAGTCGACCCTCGCGTCGCTCGTCAAGGAGTTGCAGCGTTCCGCCGGCGAGGGCAACGAGGACGTCATGGAGATGGCCTACTACGCCTCGGGCGGGCAGGAGGTCTTCCCGGCGACGGTCGAGATGGACTGGCTCGACGCCGAGGCCCGCTCGTTCTCGCAGGTCGTCGACGGTGTGCAGAAGCTCATCTCGACGGGCTTCCCGAAGCGCGCGGCGTACGCGATGCTCCCGGGCGCCACGGCAACCCGCCTCGAGCAGTGGATGGACGAGATCGACGAGGAGCAGCTGAACTCCCGACTGGGGCAGATCACCCGCCCCCTGCAGGATGTGACGCCGGGCCCGGCGGCCGAGATCGAGACAGGGGGCACCGATGCCGCTCCCGAGAGCAGCAGCTAGCCACTACCTCGAGCAGCAGGAGATCGCTGCGGCCGCCGTTGGCGATGTCGGCGACCTGTGGCGGCGGATGGGCGACGACTTCGAGGCGTCGTGGCATCCGATCGCTGGGGACGTCTTCGCGACCGTCCTGCAGGCGCAGGGCCTCGCCGCGGCCTCCGGGGTCCGGTACGTCCCGGACGTGCTGGACGAGCAGGGCATCGACGCGACGTCGGTCGCCCGTGTGAACCCGGCTCGGTTCCAGGGCGGGACGCGTGACGGGCGGCCAGCGGAGACGCTGCTGCACGGCGCGGTCTACAAGGCGAAGCAGGAGATGCTGACCGGCGTCGGCACTCAGCAGGCCCTCGCCACGGCGGGTCTGTGGCTGCAGGACGTCGTGCTCGACGTCGTGCGCGACGCCGATCGCCAGGCGGTCGCTGCGGCGATGACCACGACCCCGGCGGCCTCCGGCTGGGTCCGGATGCTGAACCCGCCCTCGTGCAAGTTCTGCATCACCCTCGCCGGGAAGTTCTTCCGGTGGAACCAGGGGTTCCAGTCACACCCGGACTGCGACTGCAGGCACATCCCCGGGCAGGAGTCGACGGCGGCCGAGTTCCGCGTCGACCCCTACGCCTACTTCCGGGGCCTGCCGACGGCCGAGCAGGATCGCCTGTTCGGGAAGAACGACGCGCAGGCGATCCGCGACGGCGGCGACATCTACCGCGTCGTGAACACGCGCAGCCGCGGCCTCGCAGACGACGCGCTCAAGAGCTCGGGCGATCGCCGGGGCTGGCAGTCGCGTCGCTGGGACACCCCGTCGAAGATGACCGTCGACGACGTCTACCGGGCCGCCGGCAGCGACCGGGCCCGTGCCGTGCGCCTCCTCGAGGAGAACGGCTTCATCACGGGCGACCAGGTCGCGGGCGGCAATCTCAAAGGCAACGCGGCGGGCGGCGAGTTCGGCGACCTCGCGGCCGGCGCGCTCGGCCGCGGCGGCGCTGCGAAGGGTGCCACGAAGGCGTACCGCAAGGCGGTCGCCTCCGGTGTTCGTGACCCGCTCGAGCCTGCGACGCAGACGGCCGCCGAGCGGCGTCTGCACACGGCCGTGCTGCGGAAGCAGGCCGCTGACCGTGGCAGCAACCCCTTCGCCGCGAACAGCGCCCGGAACCCGCTCACCCCCGAGATCCGGGCTGCCGTGGAGCGGGACTACGAGAGGCAGCTCAAGCGGCTGAAGGACGGCCCCAAGCAGGTGCGAATCCTCGCGCGTCTTCTCGGCGTCCTCCGCTAGACCCCGCCGGCGCCCCGCCGAGCGGTCACACCGACGCCCCCGGCGTCACCTCCCAAGGAGAGAACCATGACCACCAGCACCCCCCGATCGCCGCTCGGCAAGCTCCCGGCGCACCTCGACCCCTTCGCCCCGCGCGCCTACGGCATGCCCCGCCTCCGCTTCAACACCGAGGGCGGAACGGGCGAGGGCGCGGGCGCGGGCACCCCGCCGCCCGCCGGCCAGCAGACGACCCCGCCCCCGGCGGGGACCACGCCCCCTCCCGCCGACGAGCCGCTCGGCGACACCGGCCTCCGCGCCTTCGAGCGCACGAAGGACGAGCTGCGCGACCGCAAGGTCGAGCTGAAGGCGTTCACCGACCTCGGCCTCACCCCCGACGACATCAAGTCATTGCGGGACGGCCAGAACGGCGGCCAGGGCGTCGACGTCGCCGGCATCGAGCAGCGCGTCCGTGCGTCCCTGCAGACGCAGTTCGACGAGCAGCGCGCCGCCGACGCTCGGGCATCGGCCGTCCGCGAGCTCGCCGCGACAAGCGGGTTCCTGAACCCGAAGCAGGCCCTGCGCCTGGTCGACGACGCCGAGCTCGCGAAGGTCACCGTCAAGGACGGCACGGCCGACGAGGCCGGCGTGAAGAAGCTCCTCGAGGACCTGGCGAAGGACTCCCCGTACCTCGTCGCCCCCACAGACTCCACCGCCGATCACCGCGCTGCGGGGATCGGCGCGAGCGGCACCGGCACCCCGCCGGAGCCGAAGCCCGGAACCGACCGCCTGCGCTCTGCGTTCGCGGCGACCGGCACCAAGTAGCTCTCCCGCATCCCGCGCGGAGGCTGACCCAGAAGGGAGGGCCTGATGGCTCTCACACTCGCTCAGGCAGCTCTGCTCTCGCAGAACCAGCTGCAGCGCGGGGTCCAGGAGATCTTCGTGCAGGAGTCGTCGGTCCTCGACCGCATCCCCCTGCTGACGATCCAGGGCAACGCGTACGCCTACAACAAGGAGGCGACGCTGCCCGGCGTCGCGTTCCGATCGGTGAACGAGGCCTACACCGAGTCGACCGGCACCGTGGTGCAGGCGACCGAGTCCCTCGTGATCCTCGGTGGCGACGCCGACGTCGACCGGTTCCTCGTGCAGACGCGCGGCGACCTGAACGACCAGCGCGCGATCCAGACCCGCCTGAAGGTGAAGTCGGCCTCGTACAAGTACCAGGACGCCTTCTTCAACGGCGACGTCGCGGTCGACCCGAAGGGGTTCGACGGTCTGAAGAAGCGCCTCATCGGCGCGCAGGTCATCGACGCCGGCACGAACGGCATCCCGGTGCTGGGCAACGGCGGCACGGAGGCGCACGCCTTCTACGACGCCCTCGACCAGCTGCTCGCGGCGGTCCCCGGCATCAACCCGGAGAACGGTGCGATCTACGCGAACCGTGCCCTGCAGGCGAAGATCCGCTCCTCGGGTCGTCGCCTCGGCGGCGTCGAGACGGTCAAGGAGGACGCGACGGGCAAGCGCGTGCTGACCTGGAACGGCATCCCCGTGCTGGACCCGGGCCAGAACCTCGCCGGCGCGGAGATCCTCGCGCAGAACGAGACGCAGGGCTCCGCCACGACCGCGTCCTCCGTCTATGCCGTGAAGTTCGGCGGCGACGAGACGGAGCAGGGCGTCACGGGCCTCACCAACGGCGGCGTGCAGGTCTACGACCTGGGCGAGCTGCAGGAGAAGCCCGCCTACCGCACCCGCCTCGAGTTCTACACGGGCCTCGCGACGTTCGGCGGCAAGGCCGCTGCTCGTCTCCGCGGTGTCCTGAACGCGTGACCCCGAAGGAGCAGCAGATGGCTGACAGCACGACCACCACGCCCACGAAGACGACCCTCGACACGAGCGTCGTCAAGCCGTCCACGACGGCACCCGGTGACGGCCCCGCCGACACCACCGACCCGACGGAGATCGCGCAGTCGGTCCCGGCGACCCCCGGCGCGGAGGCGCTGGCCGTCGGCACCGTCAACGCGGTGAAGCCCGTCAAGAAGGCGGCCGCGAAGAAGTCCGACGCCGAGGCGCGCACCGAGCGCTACAAGTCGACGAAGCCCGACGGCACCGAGGTGACCGTCGAGCGGAACATCGACACCGGCGAGTCGAAGATCGTCGACTGACGAGAGGGGGACGCTCATGGAGAACCCGGCCACGCTCCGGCACGTCGAGGACACCTTCGAGCGTCCCCTGACCGTCGACGAGAAGCGCGTCGTCCCCGGATGGCTCGGCACCGCCTGGCGGACCCTCACGACGGAGGTGCGGGGCATCCCCGCCCGCTGCGAACTCGACGAGGGCTCGCCCGGCCACCTCGACGAGGAGGCCGTCAAGGACGTCATCGTGGCGATGGTCGAGCGGAAGCTGCGCAACCCGGACGGGTTCCGCACCTGGGGCGGTGACACGGAGTCGAGCACGATCGACAGCACGCTGTCGTCCGGGCAGATCTACGTGACCGCCCAGGAGCGGGTGCGCCTCGCCCCGTCGGACTCGTCGGGCGGCGCTGGCGGCTTCTACTCGATCCCGCTCGGGAGGCCGTGATGGTCTCCTCGACGCGCGCTGCCGGCGCCCGGTGGCGGGCCGAGCAGCGCATGACCGACTCGTGCACGATCAGCCGCGAGGTGAAGGCGCCCCGCCCGAACCCCGCGACCGGCAAGCACGACGTCGAGCTCGTCGAGGTCTACGCCGGCATCTGCGAGTTCGTCGCAGCGAACACGGCCGTGCGCGAGGTCACCTCGCAGGCCCGCGCCGTGACCGAGCAGGGCGCGGTGCTGCGGATCCCTGTCGACGCCCCCGGCTCGGCGGCGGTCGCTGGCGGCATGGTCGCCGAGGTCCGCCTCAGCAGCCACGACGCCGCCTCGGCCCCGCTGCGGGTGCGCGTCACGGGCGGCCACCGCCAGACGTTCGCCGTGTCCCGGCGGCTCCCCGTGGAGGTGACGACCGGTGTCTGACAGCTACGTCGACGCGTCCGAGCTCGACCGGCTCTCCGTCGACCTCGGCCAGTACGGCGAGGAGGTCGCGAAGGACGTCGACAAGGCGCTCGAGTTCAACGCCCGGAACATCAAGGACGCCTGGCGCGACAAGGTGCAGGGCAACGAGTACGCGCCCCGCGCCCCGTTCTCGATCGACTACGAGCGCACCGGAGTGGCGACCTTCGCCGGGTCGAGCGTCGAGTACGAGATCGGCGCACGGAAGGGCACCGGCAAGCAGGGCGGTGTCGTGCTGCTCCTTGAGTTCGGCGCCCCTGCGAAGAACCTCGGCGCGCGCGGCTCAGGCCTCGCCGCGATGTCGGAGAACGTCGCCGACCTCGAGAAGGGCATCGCGAAGGCGCTCGACACGGCTGGCGGGAGGACGAACCTGTGACTGCAGCAGAGACGCAGGCGTTCCGCGAGCTGCTCGAGGACGCGCGGTACTCGATCGTCGTCTCGGTCGTGAGCTCGCCGGCCAGCCCCGGCGCCCCACCGACGACACCGGCCCTGCCGTACGTCGTCATCCACCCGGAGCGCGACCAGGACGACCAGGAGCGCGTGACCGGCCCCGCCGTGCACCGCCGCCCCTCCTGGGCCGTCCACGCCGTCGGAGAGAGCACCGAGGCCGCGCAGCTGGTCATGGGCTTCGTCGATGACCACCTGCGGCCGCCCCCGGCGCGCTGGGGCGTCGTCCCCGTCGTCGAGGGGCAGTCCACGAAGCGGATCCGCCGTGACGACCTGCAGGGCGTCGACATCGACGACACCACCCTGCCGGCCGTGTGCTTCCAGGTCGCGTCGTACTCGTTCGAGTCGTCGCCCGAGCAGCTGCCCGCCTGACCCACCACTCATCAGCCCCCGCCGCGTGCGGGGGCTTCGTCATGCCGAGGAGGCACCCATGAAGGACCCCGTCAGCGTCGTCGCGAACGACGTCGTCTTCGAAGTCGATCGCGCCACGCACGAGCGCTGGCCCGACGACTTCCCGCTCGCCGAGACGAAGACCGGCAAGCCCACCGCCGCCGCCAAGCGCGCGAAGCCGGCCGAGGTCACCACCCTCGCCCCGGTCACCACGAAGACCGCCGCGGAGCTCTCCGCCGGCCCCACCGACTCCGGCGAGCCCGCCGGTGACGCCAACCAGAAGGGGGCCGACTGATGGCCAACCGCACCACTCCGCTCATCCCCGACAACGTCGACTCCGACGGCACGCTGCTGCTCCTCGCGTGCCCGCGCGCCGCGATCACCACCTGGCCGCCGAAGCTCTCCGACGTCGACGCGTCGACCACGAAGGACATCACGTACTCGCTGACGACCGACGGCTGGAACCACGGCAAGACGCAGGACGTCAACACCGACGAGCGGCTCACGCTGCGCGAGGTGCTCGGCACCCCGGGTCGTGTCACGCACACGGTGGGGGTGAAGTACTTCTACGGCAAGGCCACGACCGACGTCGTCGACCCGCTGTTCGTCGAGGGCACCGACATCGTCATCTTCGCCCGCTACGCAATCCCGTACGAGCAGGCCGCGGCCGCCACGGACCCCTGGGACATCTTCCAGGTGCGCGCCGGCACGAAGGTGCGGGACACCCCCTCCGCGAACGGCAAGTGGACCAAGTCGCAGGCGCTCCACCCCCGCGCGAAGGTCCTCGAGGACGTCAAGCTCGCCGCGGCCTGACCCTCACCACCCCTGTGCGGGCAGACGTCCTCCCGGAGCGTCTGCCCGCACTTCATCTCATCCGGGACGATCCGGGAAGGTCACCATGTCCAAGAGCAAGATCAGCGCCGCCCGCGAGGGCTACACGCCCCGCACGAACACCGTCACCATCTGCCTCGACACGGGGATCTCGTCCGAGCGCGACGCCCTCATGGCGCAACTCGCCGAGGCCAGCAAGCCGAAGGCGAAGGCCAACGAGCGCCTGGCGCAGAAGTCGCCGGCCACGAAGCTGCGCGAGGAGATCGAGGCGCTCGAGAAACGCGAGCGTGAGCACATGCACACGCTGCGCTTCGCCAAGCTCAGCCCCCTCGAGTGGGCCGACGTCACGGCTCTCTACTCGCCGCGCGACGGAAGCCACTTCGACGCGTCCCTCGGCTACAACCACCACGCCGCAGCCGTGCACGCCGCGAAGATCAACGGCGTCGAGATCGTCGACGGCGAGGTCGTCAAGCTCGACGACGAGGACTGGGCAGCCATCCTCGAAGTCGCGTCCGGCTGGGACATCGAGAACATCGTCACCGTCGTGCTCGACCTCAACGTCCTGCACGCCTCTCGATCGCTTGGCCGCCTGAAAAAAGACTGACCGACGACCCGGGACTGCGCCGCCACCTCGAGCAGTCCCGGGCCGTCGGCGTCTCTCTCACGCGCCTGCTCGGCCGCGAGCCGGTCGAGCACACCGAGTACCACTACGACGACACCGGCCGCCTCGTCGGCTCGACGACGACGCGGGAACCGGAGTTCGGGCCCACCGACCTCGACTGGCTCGCGGCCCTGGCGGAGCTCGAAGCCGAGGAAGGCCCGCACGGGTTCCTGATGGAGGACGCGACGTCGCCCGACGCGGACCCCGAGGATCCCGACAGCCCGTGGAAGTTCGTCGCCGGCGTCCCTGTGCTGACCCCTGAGGGGCAGACCGTCCGGGCGCCGGTCATCGACTTCGCGGAGAGGGTCCGCCTCGACGCTCTCGACCGTCTCCGGAAGCACGACCCCGACCCGATGAACGGCGTCATCATGCCCGTCTTCCGGGTGCCCCGCGCGAAGCGGAAGCACCGTCCGGCACCGGGCACAACTCCATAGCGACACGCCCTCGCGGGCCCGACGAATCGAGGTCACGCGATGGCAGATCGCAGCGTCAAGGTCACCGTCGGGGCGAACCTCTCCGGCCTGATCTCCGAGTTCCAGAAGGGCCGCAAGGCCGCGACGGACCTCTCGACGGGGATCACGAAGGAGCTGGCGAAGAACCAGGCCGATTTCGACCAGGTCGGCAAGGGCCTGGCCGTCGTCGGTGCCGCGGGTGCGCTGGCGCTCGGCGTCATGGTGTCGAAGTCGGCGGAGTTCGACCAGGCGATGTCGTTCGTGCAGGCCGGCACGCACGAGACGGCCGCGAACATGGACCTGCTCCGTGCGGCTGCGATCGACGCGGGTGCGTCGACGGTGTTCAGCGCGACGGAGTCCGCGAACGCGATCGAGGAGCTCGGCAAGTCGGGTCTGTCGACGAAGGACATCCTGTCTGGCGGCCTGGCGGGGTCCCTCGACCTCGCGGCTGCCGGCGGGCTCGGTGTCGCCCGCGCGGCGGAGATCGCGTCGACGACGCTGCAGCAGTTCAAGCTCGACGGTTCCGAGGCCGGCCACGTCGCTGACGTGCTCGCCGCGGGCGCTGGCAAGGCGATGGGCTCCGTCGACGACCTCGCCAACGGTTTGAAGTTCGTCGGTCCGGTCGCGCAGTCGATGGGGATCAGCCTCGAGGAGACGACGGGCACCCTGGCGCTGTTCGCGCAGCAGGGCATCATCGGCGAGCAGGCCGGCACGTCTCTGCGCGGGGTGCTCGCGTCGCTCACCGCCCCGTCGGGTGCCGCCGCCGCCGAGATCAAGCGGCTCGGCCTCGAGCTGTACGACTCGCAGGGCAACTTCCTGGGGCTGCAGAACGCCGCCGGGCAGCTGTCGAACGCCTACTCGACGATGGACGAGGAGTCCCGCAACGCGTCGATGGGCATCATCTTCGGCCGGGAGACGATCACCGCTGCGACGGCGCTGTACCAGGCCGGCGCGGAGGGTGTCGCCGAGTGGACGAAGGCTGTCGACGACAGCGGGTACGCGGCCGAGACGGCTGCGATCCGGCTCGACAACCTGAAGGGCGACATCGAGGGGCTGGGCGGCGCCTTCGACACGGCGCTGATCCAGACCGGGGAGAACGCCGACGGGGCGCTTCGCGGGCTGGTGCAGACCGGCACGAGCCTGATCGACGTCTACAACGGCGCCCCCGAGGTCTTCAAGGGGACCGCGTTCAACCTCCTGGCCGTCGGGACCGCCGCGGCGATCACCGGGGCGGCGTTCTTCACCGGCGCCCCCAGACTGGTCGAGTACCGGACCGCAATGGAGTCGCTCCGCAAGGAGTCGCCGCTCATCACGAAGGCGGTCGGCGGCGTCGGGAAGGCGTTCGGCGCCCTCGCCGTCATCTCCGTCGCCCTGCCCCTGCTCGACGAGGCCAACAAGCAGCTGTACGGCATCAAGGTGTCGTCCGAAGAGCTCTCGAACACCCTCGAGACGCAGAACATCGGTGAGGCCCTCAAGGCCGGTCTCGGCGACCTCGACGGCTACTTCGAGAACCTGAACGGTGAAGGCTCCGGCATCCGGGGAACCACCAACGCGCTCGACGATCTCGGCGAGACCCTCGACGCCGTGTCGTCATCGGCCGACACCAGGTCATTCGGACCGCTCGGTGACATCTTCACCGGTCAGGCCGGGTCGGGTGTCAACGAAGTGAGGAACCGGCTCGAGGAGCTCGGCAAGTCCCTGTCCGGCCTGCCGATCGACGAGGCGCAGTCCGAGATCGGCAAGCTGCAGAAGCAGTACAAGCTCACCGACGACCAGCTCTTCACGTTCATCGACAACAGCGGCGAGTTCAAGAACAGCCTGATCGCTCAGGCGACCGAGCTCGGCCTCACGGCGGACAAGACGACCCTGCTCGAGCTCGCCACGGGCAAGATCGCTGCCGTCACCGACGAAGCGACCGGTGCCGCCGAGCAGCAGGCCTCGGCGCTCGCTGGCCTCTCGGGCACCGCGCAGACCGCTGAGGGCGACATCGAGGACCTCGCCGCCGCAATCGCCGGGTTCGGGGAGACCCAGTTCGACGTCAACTCGACGACACGCGACTTCCAGGCCGCGATCGACGACGCGACGGCCTCGCTCGAGACGAACGGGCAGACCCTTGACGTCGGTACGGAGGCGGGGCGCGCGAATCAGGCGGCCCTCGACGGGATCGCGAGCTCGGCGCTGCAGATGTCGGCGGCGATCGTCACCCAGACCGGTGACCAGGAGGCGGCCTCTGCGGCGATCCTGCAGGGGCGCGAGGCCTACATCCAGGCGTCAGTCGCTGCGGGGATATCGGGGGAGGCGGCGAACGCCTACGCCGACCAGCTGGGGCTGATCCCGTCGAATGTCTCGACCGCGATCCAGGCGACCGGTGTCGCGAAGACGCAGGCCGAGATCGACGCGATCCAGGAGAACCTGCGGCAGACCGTCCGCGACGTGCAGATCAGCATTCGTGCGGCGGTGGACCGGTCGCAGCTCGACTCGCTGCTGTCGTCGATCCGCACCGCCCGGTCCGAGCTGTCGGACCTCAACGGTGCAGCGTCCGGCAACGGCCGCATGGGGACGTTCGCGACGGGTGGTCCGGTCTACGGGCCGGGCTCCGGCACGTCGGACTCCATCGTGGCTCGGCTGTCGAACGGCGAGCACGTCTTCACGGCCGCCGAGGTGCGGGCTGCTGGCGGGCACGGCGCGGTCATGGCGCTGCGGCGCGAGATCCTCGCGTCGCGCCGGATGTCGGCCTACGCGCGGGGTGGCCCGGTCGGGTCGTCCCCGATGCCGCGATACGCCGGCGGCGGCGCGGTGAACGTGTCCGTGATGAGTCCCGAGTCGCCGTCCCAGCTGTCGCTGGCCGGCGCGACGCTGATGCTGAGCATCGGGGGCCGCCAGATGGAGGCCTTCGTGCAGGACCAGATCGTCGCCACCGATAGGGCCAACGCGAGCACGCTGCGGTCCGGGAGGAAGAAGTCCTGATGGTGGTCTCTCTCAACCCGCTGGCCACGATGGCCCCGGTCCCTCGCGTCGAGTTCAAGTTCGCCGCGGGGGACCTTGCCACCGGCACGCAGCGGGCGACCGTGTACCGCATCGTCGGCAACCAGACGACGCGGGTGCGCGGGGCGATCGACGTGTACGCGGCCGGCGGGTTCGCCGGCATCGACACGGAGGCGCCGTTCAACGTGGCGATCGCGTACCGGGCGGAGATGTTCGGGTCGACCGGGGCGTCGCTGGGCTTCACCGCCCAGGCGTCGACGCTGGTCCCGTTCGACGGGTCGGTGGTGCACCAGCCGCTCGACCCTACGAAGGCGGCCTCGGTCGACCTGCGGCCTCGGTTCGCGGCCTCGATCTTGCGACCGTTCGTGGGCGACATCGTCTACCCGATCGGGAGCACGGTGGGCGTCTACATCGGCTCCGGCCGGCAGGGCGTCACCGGTGTCGACCTCACCGTCATCACTGACAGCCTGGCCGACGCCGACGCGTTCGCCTCGGTCTTCGGCGACGAGCAGCGCGCCCAGCTCCCCGTCGTGTGCATCCGCACACAGCCGCGGTGGCGCCTCCCGATGCCGCTGTTCGCTGCGGTGCTCGAGCCGCGCGAGGAGCGCTTCGACGTCGACCTCGGCGGGGAGACAATCGACTGGCGGATGGAGGGCACGCAGGTGCGGCCGCCCGTCGAGGCGATCGCGCGGGCCCTGCTGACCTACGCCGACTTCGAGGCGGCGTTCGCCACGTACGCCGCGTTCGAGGCCGCGTATCTGACCTACTTCGCTGCGGAGTCCGACTTCAACAAGGCAGGGACGGCAACCGGATGAGACCCTCGTCGAAGCAGCTCGCCACGATCCTCACCAGGTCGTTCGACCTCGGCTACACGGCCGACCTGTTCTACGACGAGGTGCGCCTGTTCGAGGGCTTGCCGATCACGGAGCCGTCGTTCAAGTGGAACAGCGAGGCCGAGGTCGAGGCCACCGGGCAGGTGACGGTCACCTGGACGGACGACCACGGCGGGTCGCTGCGCCCCGAGGAGCCGCAGGACTGGCTCGCCCCGTTCGGCTCCCGCCTCGTCGTGTACGCGGTTATCACCGTCGGCACGGTGTCGGAGCGGATCCGGCTCGGCGACTACGACATCACCTCGGTGCCGCGCGTGAACAGCAGCCTGTACGTCTTCGGCGAGACGACGATCACGATCGGTGACGTTGTCGAGCTCGAGCTGACGGACCGCATGGTCGAGGTGCAGCGGGACCGCTTCACGCGCCTCGAGCAGCCGACGGTCGGCGGGTCGGTGTGGTCCGAGGTCGCCAGGCTGGCGGGCCTGCAGGTCACTCGCACCGTGCCCGACCGGACCATCAACGCCGCGGTGATCTACTCGGAGTCGAAGACCGAAGCGATCCAGGACCTCCTCGGGATCCTCGACGCGGTGCCCTTCATGGACTACGACGGCACGCTCGCCGCCCGGCCGAAGGCGCCGCCCGCACCGTCGGGGCAGCTGAACACCGGCCCCGACGGCGTCGTGACGAAGATCGGCGCGTCCCTCGATGCGGACGGCGTCTACAACGGCGTCGTCATCCGTGCCGAGACAGACGGACAAAAGCAGGTCCTGGCGGAGAAGTGGGTGCCGAGCGGACCCCTGCGGGCCACGGTCCCGGGCGGGCTGCGGACGCCGTTCCACCGGAAGCCGCGGTTCTACTCGAGCCCGCAGATCACGACGGAGGCCCAGGCCCTCGCCGCGATCGACTCTCTGCTGGCGACGTACTCGCAGCCGCGCGCGTCCGAGCTGCAGATCCAGTGCATCGCCGACCCGACGCTGCAGGTCGGTGACGTCCGCACCGTGACGGACGGTCCGGTCCGGTGGACGCTCCGCGTGACGACGATGGACCTCGGCTCGGCCCCGACGATGACGGTGAACGGAGACGTGCTGAACCGTGAAGTCCTCATCGACTGACCTGCTCCTCGACGGCATGCAGGAGGTGCCCGAGGTCGGCGCCGGCTTCATCGGCACCTTCGCCGGCGCCGAGGGGCAGCAGGCCCTCGTCGACATCGACGGGTCCCGACTGCGCGTCCCGAAGGTCGGCCAGTCGTGGCCGATCATCGGCGACGCGGTCCGCCTGATCCGCGTCGACAGGGTCATGCTCATGCTCGGCCCCGTCGTCGCCCGCTCCACGGTCGGGCGGGTCACCGCGACCGGCGCACCGCGGTGCACCGTCGAGTACCCGGCCGGGTCCGGGGTGTCGCAGCTCATGGGCTACCCGAAGGGCACGACGCCGGTCGTCGGCGACGTCGCGGTCATCGACTGGGCGTCCGGCGGCACCGTCGTTGCGCTCGTCACCCAGGCGGCCGGCATCTCGGCCCCCACCGACCCGACACCCCCTGCGGGCCCACAGCGCGGTCGCCAGGTGTTCACCGCCCTCGACTCCGGCCAGTACGCCAAGGGCGGCGGCCTGCAGTCGAACGACGTCTACGCCTCGACGAGCACCCGCTCCCTGTGGGTCTACGGCACGAAGATTGCCGACACCATCCCCGACGGCGCGGCGATCACGTCGATCAGCATCAACGTCTCCCCGCTGCGGAACGAGGGCAATGCGCCCCGCTTCGGCACGCACGGGAACGCCAGCATGCCCGGCTCGTCGCCGACGATCGCCAACCTGACGTCCCTCGCGAACGCGTCCGGGTGGGTCGCCCTGCCGACGTCGTTCGGCGACCTGCTGAAGACCGGGGGCGCCCTCGGCATCGGCACCGACGGCGCCGGCTACGCGATCTTCCGCGGCACCCAGAAGGACGGCCAGTCCGGCGCGCTCGACATCGCCTGGACCGCCTGACCCGCTCCACCCTCGTAGCCCGCCACGGCGGGCCCGTTCCCGCGCCCGGAGGTGCACATGACCACCACACCCGAAGCAACGAAGGGCGTCCCTCGAATCGAGGCCAACCCCGCCCCGACCTACCGCGCCGACCACAACGCGCTGGCCGACTTCGTCCGCGACAACGTCGACTCGTCCGTCGCCACGTTCTCGGCCCTGCCGTCGACAGGCAACTGGGCGGGACGTCACCGCTACGTCGTCGCCGAGCGCTCCTGGTACGTCTGGGTCAGCACGGCCTCCGGCTGGGTGCCCGACACCGACGAGACGGTCACCTCGTTCACCTTCCAAGGCATCTACACAAGCGCGGCCGGAGCGTTTCAGCCGGTGCAGGTCGTCACCCAGGACGGCCGCGTCTACCTCGAGGGCGTCGCATCGAACAACACGGCCGCCACGTTCGACGCCGGGGCGCTGTACACGCTCGGCACGGTCCCCGCAGCGCTCGCCCCCCGTGCGCAGCAGCGGTTCGCGTGCCCCTGGGGCGACACCGGCCTCGCCGTCGTCGACATCGACGCCAACGGGGCCGTGCGCTTCAAGCTCAACGTCGCCTCACCCAACACCCCGGTCGGCGCGTTCAACATGGGCCTGTCGCCCTGCAACTGGCGCCTGAAGCGCAGGTAGGGGACGTCCATGGATCTCGCGCTGATCCCCAACAACGCCGACGTCATCACGTCCGGAGCCCAGTACATCGACCGACGCCTCCTGCCAGGGTTCCTCGCCTCGTGCGCCGCGTTCCGGGGAGAGGCTGGCCGGCCCGTGTTCGTCCGCGAGGGCTACCGGTCGGACGCCGAGCAGCTCCGCATCTTCCTCGAGCGCTACTACCGGACCCCGCGCGGGCCGGGCGTCTGGTTCGACGGCAGCTACTGGCTCAAGCGGACCGGCTTCGCCACTGCGGCCGTGCCGGGCAGCGATGCCGCGAAGCACCGCCTCGGCCTCGCCGTCGACCTCTGGTCGGGCATCGACACGTCCTTCAGCTCCCGCGAGCACCTCATCTGGGTGCGCGTCGCGAGGCCTCACGGCTGGGTCAACACGGGCACCGCCTTCGGCGAGCCCTGGCACCAGCAGGGCACCCCCGGCGTCAGCCCGGCGGGAGCCACCCCCACACCGTTCCCGGAGTCCGAGGAGGACGACATGTACACCGACGCTGACCGTGCGCTCGCCGTCGAGGACCGCAAGGCCCTCGACCAGATCAAGACCGACGTCGCGTTCATCCGCGAGGCAGTCGGCGAGGGTGGCAGCGACAGCATCCTGACCCGCCTCGAGAACACCCTCGGCACCGTGGCGATGGACTCGCACGCCGTCGTCGAGGCCGTCGTCTACGACGACGGTGCACTGAACGCGAAGCGCGGGCACCGGTCGATCCAGGCCATGGTCCGCGAGGTCTTCGCCTTCAACTTCACCGGCGGCGACTCGATGCCGGGCAAGCAGCCCGCGACGAAGATCCTCGACCGCCTGCTGAAGAAGACGGGCGCATGATCGCCACCGACCCGAAGCTGAACCAGCGCCGCCTCCGATGGGAGCGCGCGATCTGGATCCTCGACCTGGTGGCCTACGCCGTCATGGCGGTGAACGGCGGCTCGGCGCTCTGGTTCACGTCGCCGTTCGTGCAGGAAGAGATCCGGCTGCCTGCCGTCATCATCCTGTGGGGCCTTCTGATGCTCGCGGGTGGCGCCGGCGGGTTCTTCGGCCGCCTCACGGGCGTCTGGGCCGTCGAGGTCCTGTTCAACGTCTCCGCCTGGTCGGGGGCCGTCTGCTACGCGATCATCATCTTCTCCGCCGTCGCGGGCGGTTCCTCGCTCGTCATCCTCGGCATGGTCGTCCTCGCGTTCATCGGCATGTTCCGCCGGTACTGCGAGCTGCAGATCTTCACCAGCGAGCCGGGTCTCACCACGTTCACCGAGAAGGTGCGGTCGCTGCTCCGCCGCCGCACGGAGTACGTCGTCCGCCGCCAGCACTACTAGGGGGCTCCGTGGTCGACACCACCCTGCTCGTCGCCCTCGGGGGCGGCGCCGGCGTTGCACTGATGCTCCGCGAGTTCGTGGCCGTCTTCGCCACCATCCGCTCCGGCGTGAGCGCGAAGGAGGGCAAGCGGAAGACCGACATCGTGCAGCAGCGCGATGAGGCGCTCGAGAAGGCCCGTCTCGCCGACGGCCGAGCTGACGACGAGGCGACCAAGCGTCGCGCCTACCAGGAGTACGCGTCGCGTCTGCGACGCCAGCTCATCGAGAACGGACTGACGCCGGGCGACGAGCCCGACGTCGCCACCACCAGAGCCTGAGGAGGTACCCATGACCGACACCCCCCGACACCTCGCCGTGGTCGACGAGCGGCCCGCGCTGGCCGAGCTCGGCACGCAGATCGCGAACCCCGTCCGCGCGACCGTCCGCACCGTGGTGCAGTTCATCATCGGTGCGGTGCCCGTCCTGAACATCGCCGCCGGCATCATCGTCGTCGTCCTGCGTGAGCAGAGCGACCTCGTCGTGCCCGCCTGGGTGTTCCTGGTCCTGAACGGCATCCTGGCCGTGACCGCCGCGCTGATCGCGCTGGTGACCCGCCTGATGGCGAACCAGGTCGTGAACGCGTGGATCACGCAGCACGCCGCCTGGCTCGCGCCGCTGAAGCGAGCGTGACGCCGGTGTTCTGGCTGATCGCGATCGCGGTCTTGATCCTCGTCTACAGCCCCACCCTCGACGCCGTCGACTGACACACGTGACCCCCTGCATGCTCTCCGGAGCGTGCAGGGGGTCGTTCGTGCGTTCAGCGGGCCTGGCGGTCCACCCACCAGCGGAGGCAGTCCTCGGGGCTTCGTCGGCTCGAGTACTTCGCGTTGCCGTCGTAGATCGTCCACCCGTCGTGCGGGTTCCGCGAGACGTCAGTCCCGTTCGGGAAGCCGGGCCGGTCGCAGCGCAGGAAGTAGCTCGAGGGGTTCGTGTCTCGCTGCCGTGCCTGCAGCGTCCACTCGCCGAGCCGGTACCGCTCGGTCAGAGTCCCGCCCCACTCGGCGACCTGCGCCGCCCACGCCCGCTTGTCCGGTTGCACTGCCATGGCCGGCACCCTACGTCCCGCCGCCGACACCGCGCCTCCCGCACGACTGAGCCCCGCCTGACCTACGTGGTCGGGCGGGGCTCGTTCGTCGTCTCAGGCGGGCGCTCAGTCGCTCATCAGCGACAGCTCGGCGCCAGCCTTCAGGTCTTCGCGCGACACCTGGATGTCCCCGCGGGCGTCGTTGCCGGCCTCGACTCCGAAGAACTTGGACGGGCTGTCGACGCGCACGCTGAAGCTGAAGCTGCAGGACGCCTCGAGCATGCTCGTGATGTCGGCGTCTCCAGCCAGGACTCCACCATTCAGGCTCCCGACCCCGACCGTCTTGCCCGAGTCGTCGGTGACAACGACCTGCGTGCCCTGCGCGATGTCGTCGTAGTTGTCGGTGCTGATGCACTCGTCGCCCACGGTGTGCCCCGCTTCCTCGTCGCCGGGTGCGAAGTAGGTGAGCGACGGGCGGGTGGAGATCGTGCCGCTTGCGGTGAACTTCTCCGACGGTGTGGCCGTCGGTGTCGGCGTCGCGTCGGCGCCTGCTGCGCCTCCGCAACCGGTGAGAGCGAGCAGGACGAGCGCGGCAGTCGCTGCGATCGGTGTGCGGTTCATGGTTCCCCCTGGTAGGTGTCCTCTGATCCTAAATCGAGGGACCGTCATCGACAGCCCTCGTTCGGGGCGTCGGGTGTCGGTGGTGCGCGCGACACTCGTCGTAGATGACTGACGACGATCGCGACCTGCTCCGCTTCGAGGACGACCACCCGCGCTGGGACGGTGCGAAGGAGCTTGCCGTGCGCCGGCAGTTCGGGCTGACCCCTGTCCGGTACACGCAGCGGGTGCTGCGGCTGGTGCGCACTCCGGAGGGCGTGGCCGCGTTCCCGATGCTGGCGCACCGCATCGAGAGGCAGCAGGCGCTGGCGGCCGACCGGCGCCGACTGCGGACGGCGTGAGGCCCGCTGCTATCCAGATGCAATCCGCTCGGACGGGCCCGGAACGGGAAGAGGCCCGGATCCTTGTAGATCCGGGCCTCTTGATGAGCCGCTTTGGGGAATCGAACCCCAGACCTTCTCATTACGAGAGCGACCCCCCTGCATGGTGCGGCATGGCGCGGTGGGGTCTGGTGCCGTACTTCCGGGGATCAGCCGCCCGGGACGAGGCGCAGTGGGGTGCGGCGAGCGGTGCCGCTGCTATCCGATTGCAATCCGCCGGGGCGGGTGAGGGCCGACAGGACGTGGTCCTGGGGCGTCTCGGCCAAGTGGGCGTAGCGCATGGTCGTCGTCCACGACTTGTGCCCCAGCAGCTTGCCCACGTCGGCCAGGCTGACGCCCGCCTGCAGGAGCCACGACGCGTAGGTGTGGCGCAGGTCGTGGATGCGGACGTGCCCGACGGCGGCGCGCTCGACGGCGGGGTTCCAGACGTTCTTTCGCCACCCGTCGATGTCTAGCATCTTCTCCGGGTCCGAGAACACCAGGGCCATGCGCGACGTCGTCGACGGGATGAGGACCCAGTCGGGCAGGGGCACCTCGCGGCGCTCCTTCCCCTTCGGGTACGGCTTCACGGCCTCCATCTTCGAGTCCCACGTCTCGACGAACGCGACGATGCCGCGACCGCCGTCCACGCGGTGCGCGTGCAGTCCGGCCATCTCTCCCCAGCGGGCGCCGGTGCCGACGAGGAAGTCGGCGATCGCCCGGTCCTCGGGCTCGAGCTGTGCGGCGACGGCGGCGTACTCGTCGCGGGTGAGGAAGCGATCGCCGCCGGGTGCCGCGCTCGGGAGGCGCACGCCGGCGGCAGGGTTCGCCTTCAGGATCTCGGCGTCGACGGCCGCGGTCAGGGACGCGCTGAACAGGGCCACGATGCGACGGACGGACGCACCGGACAGGGTGAGCTTCGTCACGCCGGTAGGGGTCTTGACGGTGCGGCCGGACTCGGTGCGAAGGAGGTCGGCCACCCACGCGTTGACGTCGTGCCGGGTGATGTCGGCGAGGGGCACGGTGTCCCACCGGGGCCGGATGTGGACCTTCAGCGGAGAGAGGTCACGCGCAAGCGTGCCTGCGGCGACCGTGCGCGTCGGCCACCAGGTCGTGCACCACGACCCCCAGGTCTCGAGCGAGGCCGACGGGTCGCGCCAGCCGATCTTCCGGGACTCGTCCTCGGCGACGGACGCCGCTCGCATCGCCTTCGGCTTGTGGCTGAACGTGCCGGCCGACTTGATCTTGCCGCTGGGGTCCCGGTAGAGGCCCTGCCAGTTCCCGGAGGGTCGCTTCAGTGCCCAGGCCATCAGCTCGCCGCTCGGTCGGCGCCTGGCAGCTGCGCGACGCGGGCGCGGAGGATGTCGGCGGTCACGCTGAGCTCGACGGCCCACCGGCCGGGGTCGGGGGTCCACTGCATCAGGTCGAGCAGCTCGTCCTCGTCGATGAGTCGCAGCGACGCGACGCGGTCGGCGCGGCGCTCCATGCGGAGGTCGAGGAGGGGCACTCCTGTCTGGCACTCGTGGCGCTCGGCGTGCACGAGCTCGTGGGCGATGACGGACCGCTCGAGGGCGGCTCGCATGCGTGGCTTGATGAGGATGGCGCCGAGCTGAGGGACGTACCGGCCGAAGTCCGCGCGGAGCGGGTAGTCGATGATCGGAACCCCCAGTTCCGCCGCGTGGTCGCGCGGTACGTACAGGCTGCTCACGGTGTGTGTTCGTCCTCCTCGACTTCTTGGGCGTCGCCCTTCGCTGCGTGCGGGAGGGCTTCGACGTCATCCTGCGAGGCACCACCGACACCGGACCAGGCGGGGTGGTCTACGTCCATGGGCCGCTCGAGCAGCTCGCCGGTGCCGTCGGCGACGCGGCGAAGCATCTCCTGCGCCAGCTCAAGCTCGGTGAAGCTGCGGAGCAGGTAGCGGCGGGGCATCTGCACGGCCGCGTTGATCTCGGTGGCCTCGAGGTAGCCGGCGGCCACGAGCGCGACGAGCGGGCTCTCCTTGAAGGCGCGTGCGACTCCGACGACCTTCTCGGCGTCGGGGATGACGTCTCCGCTGAGCCACCGGCTCACGGTCGCCTGCGAGACGCCGGAGGAGCGGGCGATTTGGGCCTGGTTCTGTCCGAGGTCGGCGACGTACTCGGACCAGGTCATCTTCATCTGCACAGGCAGGAAAGTAGCAGCGGACTATGCACGCGTGCAAGGACTTTTCACGAAATGCGGCCCTAAAAGACCCGGCCTCACCCCGACACGCCGCAAACCACCCGCGTATGTGCCTTGCATGGGGGGATAGGTCATGCCTACTATCACTCCATGCACACCGCCTCCCCCACACGGAACCCGCCTTGCACGCTCGCATTGAACGTGTCGAAGCTGCGGGAGCTCGGCCGGGCTCACGACATCACCACCGATGCCGAGCTCGCCCGCACGATCGGCGTCGACCCCACGACGCTGTACCGGATCACCACCGGCCGCGTCAGCCCCTCGGGCACGTTCGTGGCGCAGGTGAAGGTCGCCTTCCCGTCCGCCTCCCTGGACGCCCTGTTCACCGCTCAGCTGCCGACGGGCCTCGTCGCATGAGCGCCGAGACGCTGCCCGCCCGCATGACCGTGAAGCAGGTCGCAGCCGAGTTCGGCAAGCACCCCGACACCGTCCGCAAGGCGTGCGAGTCGGGCGAGCTGTTCGCCACGCAGCGGATCAAGGGCGGCCGCTGGTCCATCCGCCCCGACTCTGTCGACCACTGGCTCGACGGCACGCCGGACCCGGCCCGCGAGGCGCACCAGCGCTTCGCCGCGGCGGTCTAGCTCTCCCCCACTCGCACCGCTTCACCCGGTCCCCGCGGCTCCGACTCCGCGGCTGACCTTCTCCCCAAGGGCACCCACATGCACATCATCAAGAGCAGAGCGCGCTCGAAAACCGGGCTCAGCGTCTGGCAGCGGTTCGTCCGCCGCTTCATCATCGCGGCCGATCCGGCGCCCGAGTACTCGGCGCACGACCAGCGCGACGGCCTCCGCAACGGGGGCGACTCGTGAGCCGCTGGCAGGTCGCGGCCCTGGTCCTCGGCCTCGCAGCGATCGCCGCCGGCCTCGTCCGCGCCGTCGTCGACCTGACGAAGGGCGACGGCCTCCTGGCCCTCGTGTTCCTCCTCGGCCTCGCTGCCGTGCTGTGCCTCTGGCGCGACGCCCTGGCCGACGCGCACCGTGAGGAGCGGGACCGATGAGCCGCCGGAACGAGGCGATCGCCGGCATCGTGCAGCGGTCGAGCCTGTACCGGACGCTGAACGCGTACTACCGGCGTTCGCTGGTGGCGCTGCTGCGGCAGGCGTACGACGCGGGTCACCGTCACGGCGAGGCCGGGCTGTGAGCAGCACGGGCCCGCTGGCCCTCTCCTCTGTCGTCGACGAGATGCTGCAGTCGCTGAGCTTCGACCTGACGTGCGAGCAGATGCTCAGCGAGACGGGCGAGGCCTGCGGGGCTGAGGCCTATGCGGCGCTGGCGTGCCGCTTCTGCCCGTTCGCGTTCTTCGTCTGCGCCGACCACCTCCGGCGCTGGCGGGAGGCCGCCGAGGGCCGGTCCTACGTCCGGTGCACTCGCTGCGACGCACGGGCCGCGACGCTCGACAAGCTCGTCCGCATCACCCCGGTGCACTCGTGATCGTCGTGGGGCTCGACCTGTCCCTGACGTGCACCGGCGTGACCGTCATCCGTGACGGCGAGATCGACCTCCACCAGGTGCGCTCGCCCGCCCCCGAGGACAGCAGCGTGCTCGCCGTGTGGGAGCGAATCCGGTACTCGGCGATCCGTGTCGTGCGGCTCGTGCCGGCGGACGCCGTGGTGGTCGTCGAGTGGGCGTCGTTTGCGTCGAAGTTCGGGCAGCCGGACGAGCGGAACGCGCACCGGTGGCTGATCGCCGGGACGCTCGCGGGCCGCGGCTGCCGGGTGCTGAAGGCGTCGCCGAAGACCCGCGCCAAGTACGCGGCCGATGACGGCACCGCTGACAAGAAGCGGGTGCTGGCGGCGATGAGGGCCCGGCACCCGGGCCTGGTGATCGCCGACGACAACGTGGCCGACTCTCTCGCCCTCGCGGCGATGGGGGCCCGCCATCTCGGGAGGCCGATCGACGGCGTCCCGAGCAAGCAACAGACCGAGGTCATGCGCACCCTGCGCTGGCCCAAGACCGAAGGAGCATGACCGTGAGCATCCAGTTCAACAACGGGAAGATCGAGGACCAGTACAACGGCCTCGTCGACATGCAGCAGGAGCTGCTGGCGTTCGGCGACACGGACCGGGTGACGGCGATCGTCACGTACGAGGTGACGAAGGACGTCCGGGACCGGAAGAAGGGCGAGACGTACCCGGTGGTGCGTCCGACGCACATCGAGCCGATCACGTCGCCGGAGGCGTTGGCGGCGGCGAAGGAGCTGCAGGTGTCGGCCTACCAGGTCCGCACCGGCGAGACGGCTCTGGACCTGCCGTCGGTCGACGATGAGGAGGCCGACGCATGAGCGGCCGCACTCTGGCCGTCGAGCACAACGGCGTGACCTACAACGGCGCGATCGGCGTCATCGAGAGCACCCGCCTCGGCTACGAGGACCACGGGATCCTGACCGCGAACGTCGAGTTCAAGCTCGACGGGGGCGGGGTCGGCGTCGGCGGCTTCGTCCTCGACAAGCCGAGGGACCGCGACGCCGGCGACTACACCCGCGAGGGCACCGCGTACGGCCTCGACCAGGTGATCCGCATCCTCGAGACGGTCGGTGTCGACAAGTGGGAGTCCCTGAGGGGGCAGAAGGCGATCGTGCTGTTCACCGGCAAGCCCGGCTCGCCGACGTGGGGAGCCCGCGCCCTCGGGATCGCGAGCCTGCTCGACAGCCACGTCTTGGTGTTCCAGGAGCACGCCGACGCCTGGGCCGCGAAGAACGGGGAGGTCAGCGCATGACCGCCGCGATCGACCTCGTGAACGACCTCGAGGCGCGAGCCGGGGCGTCAGACAAGGACCGCGAGCTGTGGCTGCTCGAGCGTATGGGCGGCGTCACGGCGACCGAGATCCGCGACCTGTACCTGCGGAAGACGACCGTGCAGCAGCTCGTCGACCTGAAGCTCGGCCGCCGCGTCGACTCGTTCGGCGGCAACCAGTACACGGCGTGGGGCAACACCCGCGAGCCGGTCCTCGCAGACGTCGTGCAGTCCATCTACCCGGAGCTGCAGCCGGAGTCGCGCGTCTTCCACGCGGCCGACGACTCGCGCCGCCTGGCGTCGCCCGACGGTGTCGGAGTCGTCCGCGGGGCGCTCGTCGTCTCGGAGATCAAGACGGGGAAGGACGACATCCGGGTCGGCACCCCGGCGTACGTGTCGAAGGGCTACGGGATCCAGCAGCAGTGGGTCATGCGGGTCACCGGCGCCCGACGGTCTCTGTACGTCTCGGAGCAGCACGACAGTGACTGGCAGGACCGCGGCGGCGCGTACCCGGAGCCGGCCCCGATGGGTCTCGTGCCCGTCATGGAGTGGGTCGAGTTCGACGAGGCGCTGGTGCGTGAGCTCGACGTCATCGCGACGGGGTTCCTGGTGGCGATGGACGCGGCGGCGCACGGCGAGGTCGTGGCGTACGACGACGACCTGGACACGCTCGCGGTCAACATCCTGCGGTTCCGCGAGGAGGAGTCGTCGGCGAAGCGGGCGAAGGAGCAGGCGTGGAAGGAGCTGCAGGTGTCGCTGCGGGCGCAGCACGACGAGCTGTCGCAGGAGTCGCCGTTGGCGCGGATCACGTGGCGGGCGGCTGGGACGGCTGACGTCGTCGGCGAGCCGGTCATGGAGGTCGACGAGGCATCGCTGCGTGCGAACCACCCCGACGTCGCCGCCGAGTACGACGACGCCCGGAGCGCTCTCGTCAAGGCGCAGGAGCGGGACCGCGCTGCCGTCGCCGCGTGGGACGCGCTGACCGAGAAGTACACGACCACGACGCCGGGCGAGACGCGCCAGGTGTCCACGAAGGAGTCCCTCACCGTCACGTCGGTGAAGACGAAGGAGATGAAGCCGTGAGCTACGAGACGAACCCGTACTACAACCCCGAGGCGACCGGCCTGACGAAGGTGGCCGAGGTCGACCTGGCCGAGCCCTGCTACTCGTTCGACCTCCTGGCGGTCTTCGCGGACGACGAGGGCCTGTACCTCGCCACCGACAGCGGCTGCTCCTGCCCGACGCCGTTCGAGGACTACGACGGCAAGGCTGACATGACGGGCCCGCTGACCGTCGACCAGGCGCTGGAGGAGGCGTCGAGCCTGAAGGCGGCGCACTACGAACCGACGTACGACCTCGAGCTGTGGAACGCGTTCATCTCTCAGGTGCGCGGCTACCAGCACGGGGCGGTGACCTCGTGACCGGCACGGTGGTGGCGCTCCCCGCCACGGGCGACAGCGCCACGTGGAACGAGAGCGAGAAGGCCCTCGTCGAGGCGGCGGGCCTCGTCTACAGCGAGCGCCGCGGCGGCCCGAAGCAGCTCGCCGACCGGCCAACAGTCGAGGCCTTCCTGCTGCACTGCCGACGAACCGGACTCGACCCGATCGCTCGACAGATCTACGCGATCCGCCGGTCGGGCAAGTGGCAGACGCAGGTGTCGATCGACGGCGCCCGTCTCGTCGCTGAGCGGACGGGCGACTACGAGGGTCAGACGGATCCGGAGTGGTCGAACGACGGTGTCACGTGGTCGATCGCCTGGTCGGCGACGCCCGAGAACGAGTTCCCCCGGTTCGCCCGGGTCGGGGTCTACCGCCGCGGGCACCGCGACGCGATGCGAGTCGTCGCCCGCTGGGAGTCGTACGCGGTCTACGACGACGTCTGGGAGAACGGCAACAAGACCGGGGCGAAGAAGGTCAGCTCGATGTGGGGCAAGATGCCCGACCTCATGCTGGCGAAGGTCGCGGAGATGCTGGCGCTGCGGAAGGCGTTCCCGCAGGATCTGTCGGGTCTGTACTCGACGGAGGAGATGGACCAGGCGGGGCAGCCGAAGCAGGCCGCCCAGGTCGCGCAGCCCGCCCTCGTCGAGGCACCGGCAGCGGAGCCGTCGGGACGCAACTGGCTGGCGGAGGCGCGCACGAAGGCGTCGACGGCGGAGATCAACGCGCTGTGGGCCGAGGTGCCCGAGCACGAGCGGTCGCAGGCGCTCCTCGCTGACCTGCGAGCCGTCGGTGTCGCGCTGGCCCAGGAGGCTGCGGCCGAACCGCCGTCGCCTGAGCCCGAGAAGCCGTGGGCTGCTCAGGGCGAGCCGGCGGGCGCGGAGTGGGTGACGGCGGAGATCCCGCAGGACGACCAGGTGCGTCCGGGTGAGGAGGAGACGCCGCCGCTCGAGGGCATGGAGCCTGAGGCGCCGCCGACGGGTGGTGACGACCGTGGCTAGCGACATCAACTATGTGACGAGCGCGCACTCCGCTCTGCGGAGCATCGAGGGCACGCAGCCGACGGAGGTGTCCATCGCTGGCGCGACGACCGCTCAGGCGCTGGCGACACTGGCCCTGGTGGAGCAGCAGCGCATCGCGAACCTGATCGCCTACAAGCAGCTGCACACCGCTCGCGAGATGTCCCAGACCGAGCGCGGGTGGCACCTCGACGATCTCGACGTCGGCCGCGACAACCTCACGGACGAGATCGAGGCCGCGCTCGGCCTCAACCAGGGGGTGACGAAGCCGTGAACGGCGTCGACGGGGCCACGGGCGAGGTCGTCGAGGAGGGCGGCCTCGACCCCCGCGTCGCTCACGTGCTGCGCACGGTCGGCATTCACCACCCGTCGAAGGACGACGCCTTGCACGTGGCTCTCGTCGACGCCATCTGGCGGACCCTCGGCGGGTCGTACGGGGCGCAGCTCGTTGCCATGCGGTTCGAGGTCGCGCAGGCCCTACGGCAGGCCGGGGAGGACTACGCGAAGGCGAAGCACCAGACGGAGCGGATCCTCGCCCGGGAGACGGTGCGGCTCGTCGCGGGCCCGGACAAGGTCACGCGGGCCCTGGCGCAACAGATGGCCGAGGCGTCCGACGACTACGACTCCGCCCGGCTGAACGAGCTGGTGCAGGAGAAGCGGGAGCAGTGGCTGCGGAAGCTGCTCGACACCTTCGCTGCGGCGATGGACAACCACCGCACGGACCGCGCGGATGACCGCGCGGCCTCACGATTCGGAGCTTCGGGCCACGTGCCCGAGGAGAGGTGATTCAGATGTCCTCGAAGAACAGGTTCGCGATCAGCCCGGTGAGGGCCAGCCACGTCAGAACGCCGAGGGAATATGCGGCGACGGACACACTGACCGCTTCGAAGCCCTCAAGGGACTTGCCCGAGGCGACGCTCGTGATGCACAACCACTCGGCCCACAAGACCTGTCCGAAGACCACGGCCAACACGAAGCCGCCGATGTACTTCGCCCACTTCGGCCACTTCGGCAGGAACGCGCGGAAAGCAGGGCGCGCTTCGACCAACACCACAAGGAGAGCAACCGGAAGAACGGTCGCAATGAGAATCGCTCCCTGCTCACTGATCATGGGCCTGAGCGTAGCGGGGCGTGCGTGATGGCCGACCGACGTGAGACGTACGCGGGGCTGCTGTCCGGCGACATGATCGGGAAGACGATTACGGTCCCAGACCGCGACGGCGACCTCGTCGAGGGTGTGGCCCGGGTCATCGTGCACCAGGCCGGCGGGGTCGTGGCCCTGTTCGTCGCTGCCGAGACGCTGCCCCGCATGGTGGCGGCCGACGCGATCGCGGTCGTGTCGTGACCTCCTCAGATGAGGTATGTGAAGACCTCGGGCAGGGTGACGCCGGTCGCAGAGGCCACGCCGTTGCCCCGGCTGCCGAAGTCGTAGAACGAGCCGTGACGCTCGAGCTGCGCGCTCCACGCCATGTCTCCCGCGCGGTGGATCTGCCACACGTTCGACGCGATGGCGGTGAAGCGGAATCGGCCACCGCGGTGCAGGCATTCGACGCTGTCGCCGATGGTCGTGGGGAGGTCGGGGATCATGCCCTCAGGGCTCAGACGTGTCATATATCAAGGGTAGTTCTTGTGGCCCTGACTCAGCCCCTGCAGCAGGAGCGGGCGGCATGAGCGCCGCGGACCGGCTCGCGGACGGGTTCCCCCACGGCACCCCCGACGGGTACGAGCAGGGCTGCCGCGGCCGCATCTGCCCCGCCGAGGACCAGTCGTGCCAGCAGGCGCAGATCCGGTTCGCGTCCGACTACCAGTACCGCCGCCAGGTCCTCGCCGAGCGGGCCCGGCGCCCGAAGTGGCAGCCGGGACCCCGCCCCCAGCATCGGAAGCGGCAGCTGTTCACGGCCGAGCACCTCGAGCAGCTGCGTGAGTTCAACGCGCGCGGCTGGTCCGACAACCGGATCGCGAAGCAGCTCGGGTTCAGCAACAGCAACGTGTCGCGGCGACGCGACGAGATGGGCCTCCCGGCGAACTTCACCGGCCGGCCCCGGAAGAACCCGTGACCGGCATCCCGGGCCCGGTGCAGGACCTCGTCCGGGCGCGGTCCGGCGGCACCTGCGAGGGCTGCGGCCACCGCGAGGCGACCGAGATGCACCACCGGAAGTACCGGGCCCGTGGCGGGCAGCACACGGCGTCGAACCTGCTCCACCTCTGCGGGTGGGGCAACCACACCGGCTGCCACGGGCAGGCCCACACCGCCACCGGCCAGGACAAGGGCTGGTCGGTGTCCTCGTGGGCGGACCCGGCAGCAACACCACTCGAGCACGCCGTGCACGGGGTCGTCACTCTCGACGACGCCGGCGCCGTGCACCAGACACAGAAGGAGGCGACACCATGGCGATGACCGAGAGAGACATGCTCGACCGCCTGCTGGTGCGCTACGGCCGGACGTACAAGAACGGGTCCTACCGCGGCCGCCAGTTCGTCCGCGCCGAGCAGGTCCCCACCGTCCCGGGGCGCGACGGGGCCCGCATCGCGGACTTCATCGCCCTCGACCAGTGGGCGACCCGGCACGAGGACCTGACCGCGGTCGAGCAGGAGGACCGCGTCGCCTGGTCCGCTCGGCAGTCGATCCACGGCCACGAGGTCAAGGTCAGCCGGTCGGACGTCCTCGCCGAGCTGAAGCACCCCGAGAAGGCCGAGGCGTGGGCGCGGCACTGCCACTACTGGTGGCTCGTCGTCTCAGAGCCGAAGCTCGTCAGTCTGCAAGAGATCCCCGGCTCGTGGGGCGTGATGACCGCGCACGGACCGTCCGTCCGCGTCGTCCGCCGTGCACGCCGGGTCATGCCGGCGCCGCTCCCGACGTCGGCCGTCGCAGCCCTGGGGCGGGCCGTCATGCAGACCGAGGTCCGCGCGGCCCTGGCCGAGAGGCTCATCTGATGGGCGTCCGACGCACCGAGTTGCCCGTCGACGGAAACTTCACCATCGTGCCGAACGCGTGGCTGCGGGACCCCCGCCTCTCGCGCCGTGCACGCGGCCTGCTCGGCGAGATCATGACGCACCGGGTCGGCTGGCACGTCACCGTCAGCAGCCTGCAGAAGGTCGGCCCCGAGGGTCGCGACAGCATCAGCACCGCGCTGAAGGAGCTGCGCGCGGCGGGCTACCTGACGCTGCTGCAGTCGCGGGGTGACCACGGCCGGTGGAACGAGGTCGAGTACGAGCTGACCGATCCGGGCACCGCTACCGGATATCCCGTTAGCGGTGGATTCACCGGTAGCGGTTCAACCGCGAGCGGTTCAGCCGGTAGCGGTGAATCCGGAACTAAGAACACTAGAGATCAAGAAGACCATCTCCCAGAAGACGAGAACCCCCTTCTCCCTGCGGGGGTGAGCCGGGACGTCGAGAAGGCGACCGGCGCTGGGTCTGGGTTCGATCTCTTCTACGCGGCGTACCCACGGCACATCGGTCGGCAGGCGGCGATGAAGGCGTTCGACAACGTCATCCGGTCGCGACGGGCCACGGCCGAGCAGGTCATCGCAGGTGCGCAGCGGTTCGCCGCCGACCCCAACCTCCCTGGCCCGTCCGAGGCGCGGTACATCCCGCATCCGTCGACGTGGCTGAACGCGGGCCGGTGGGACGACGACCCGCTGCCGCCTCGAGGTGGCGGCCGCGCGCAGGAAAAGCAACAGCACTCGATCGATCTCGTTCGGGGCTACCAGCAGAGAGAGGAGCAGGAGCATGAAGAAGTCGGAGCTGGCACTCGTCCTCGCCTGGGTCTCGTCCGTTGACGGGCGCCTGGTGAACGAGATGACCGTCGAGGCCTGGCACAAGCTCGTCGGCGGCTACGACGCCGCGGCGGTGGCAGGCGCGGTGGAGGACCACTACCGGGAGCGTGCCCGGAACATCTACCCGGCGGACGTCGTCGAGCGGCTCGGTGTCGATCGCGACCTCGGCCAACTGCCGAACGCGACCGACGAGCTGCTCGCCGAGCAGAAGGCGGCCTGGTGCGCCGACCACGGCATCACGGTCGAGGAGTTCGACGAGCACGAGGACGACCACGAGTGGATCCGGGCGGTGCAGCGTGGCTGACGCGATCGCGGACCTGAGCCGGACCCCGCAGCACGACGTCGGCGCTGAGCAGTACGTCGTCGGGTCGCTGATGCTCTCGGCCAAGGCCATCTGGGAGGTCCTGGACAGCCTCGTGCCGTCGGACTTCTGGCTGCCGAAGCACGAGATCATCGTGACCGCGGCGGCGCGCATGGCGCACCAGAACCAGCCGATCGACGTCATCACGCTCATGGACGAGCTGGGCCGGTCCGGCGAGCTCGAGAAGGCCGGCGGGGTCGAGTACCTCCACGTGCTGAACGGCGCCCCGTCGACGGCCACGAACGTCGGCTACTACGTCGAGATCGTGAAGGACCGGGCGCTGCGCCGCCGGCTGCAGGAGGCCGGCATGCGGGTCGCGCAGATGGGACAGTCGGCCGAGGGCGACGCATTCGAGCTCGCCGACCTCGCCCGGGCCGAGATGGACGGCGTCGCCGCCGGCGCCCGCGTCGACGTGCACGCCGTCGGCGCGACCATCGACCAGCTGATCGACCGGCTCGACGAGAAGCCGGACTACGTGCCGACGCCGTGGCCGTCCCTCGACAAGCTGATCGGCGGCCTCGCGGCGGGGAACCTCGTCATCGTCGGCGCCCGCCCCGGCGAGGGGAAGACGATCGTCGGCCTGCAGTGCGCGACGCGGCTCGCTCACGAGGGCCTGGTGGCGTTCATCAGCCTCGAGATGGGCGAGGACGAGCTGCAGATCCGGCTGATCGCGCAGTACGGCGAGGTGCACATGAAGTCGCTGCGGAACCGGTCGCTGAACAAGGAGCAGTGGGGGCGGGTGGCGATCGCCCGGCAGCGGTTCCAGGAGGCGCCGATCTACATCGGCGACGACATCTCGACGCTGACGCAGATCCGGTCGTTCGTCCGGTCGGTGGCGCGGAAGGGGAAACTCGCCGGCGTCGTCATCGACTACCTGCAGCTGATCGAGGGCGGCGGGAAGGAAAACCGGCAGCAGGACGTGGCCGAGTTCAGTCGCGGCCTCAAGAAGATGGCGAAGCAGCTGCAGGTGCCCGTCATCGCCCTCTCGCAGCTGTCGCGGCCGCCGCAGGGCCGGACGTCGCGGACGCCGCTGCTGACGGACCTGCGGGAGTCGGGAGCGATCGAGCAGGACGCCGACGTGGTGCTGCTGCTGTCGTACGACCGCGCGAAGAAGCCGGGCGACCTCGAGGTCGTGGTGGCGAAGAACCGGCACGGCGAGATGGGGACGGTCGTCCTCGACTGGCAGGGCCAGTTCGCACGGCTACGTGACAAGACCTGGGACCCGTTCGGGTCGACCCAGCTGGACATCTGAGGAGGACCGGATGAGCAACGAGAACGTGACCAAGCTGCCGACGCGCTACAACGGCGGCGCCGACAACCCCTCAGCGGCCCTCGTCGGCACGTGCGACTTCGGCGGCGACCTCAGCTGCGACGAGGAGACGCTCGCCGTGGTCCGCAACTTCGACACCGGCGACCCCGACTGGATCTCGATGTGCGGAGAGCACGCGATCGGGTCCCTCGGCGGCTACACGCAGACCGACGTCGAGCAGATGAGCGAGGACAACGTCTGATGCCGATCACCAGGACCCGCGAGGTCGAGGTCGCCGACGCGTACGGCGACGACGACGGGGGCGTGACCGTCCTCGTCGAGGGCGGCCGCCAGGCCCTCACCCCCGAGGAGGCCGACGAGCTCGGCCAGACCCTCATGCAGGCAGCCCTCGAGGCCCGCCAGACCGCGCGGCTGCAAGCCGCGATCACCAGCACCAATCAGCCGGCCTTCTAGGCCAGACAGGAGCAACACCATGGCAGGCGAAACCGTCATCACGGTCATCGGCAACCTCACGAGCGACCCCGAGCTGCGGTACACGCAGAACGGCAAGGCCGTATCGAACTTCACCATCGCGAGCACCCCCCGCACCCTCGATCGGGCATCGAACGAGTGGAAGGACGGTGAGGCGTTGTTCCTTCGCGCGTCCGTCTGGGGCGACTTCGCGGAGCACGTCTCGTCGTCGCTGACGAAGGGCTCGCGCGTCATCGTGCAGGGCCGCCTGAAGCAGCGCTCGTACGAGACGAAGGAGGGCGAGAAGCGGACCAGCTTCGAGCTCGACGTCGACGAGATCGGCCCCTCGCTCCGCTACGCGACTGCTCAAGTTACGCGTGCGTCTTCTTCCCGGGAAGGCGGAAGCTCCTTCGGTGGTAGCGGCGCGCAGCAGGGCGTGGCGGCTCCCGCCGAGCCGTGGGCGACCGCGCAGCCCGGTGGCGGCGGGGACGTGTGGAACACCCCGGCTCCGGCGGCCGGCGGCACGTACAACGACGAGACGCCGTTCTGATGGGCGACAAGCTCGAGGCCGCCCTGCACGGCTCGGACGAGTTCGACATCGTGCACGACAAGCTGCCCGGCTCGGTCCCGCTCAACACCACCCCGGCCCCGGTCGACCGCGTGAAGCTGCTGACGTGGCTGCGGTCGAAGAAGGGCCTCCGCAACCCGCTGACGGGCTCGATCTACGAGGGCATGGTGACCCGTATCGAGCGCGGCGACTTCGACCAGGAGGCACACCGTGGCTGACGCACACCTCGACCACCCCGGCGAGATCCAGTGGTGGCGCGACTACGGGCCGGCTCCCGTGCTCGGCCCGTGCCCGTACACGGAGTGCGAGCACTGGTCGCTCGGCACGATCGCCTACGGCCCGGACTTCGAGCACTACGAGCTCGTGACCTGCGACGTCGAAGACGGGTGCGCCGGCCAGTGCCGGGCCTGGACCGTCGAGTACCCGCCCGCGACGCAGCCGCCTTGGTTCACGGCTGACCGGCCGAAGCACGCCGTGAAGCCCTTCCTGCACGTCCCCACCACCGAGGAGGCCCGCTCGTGACCGAGCTCGACACCCTGACCACCCCCACCGACGAGGACCTGCTCCACCTCGCCGCCGCCCGCGCCCGCCGCCGCCTCCTCGAAGCCGACGGCCTGGTCGCCTACATCCGCACGCTGGTGGTCCCGCCCCTGGGCGGCGCCTCCGACGGCATGCCCCGCGCCGCCTCGAAGACACCCCCGCTCCCCCTCCGCGCGGACGCCGTCGACGACACCGACGACACCTACGCCCGCCTCATTGAGTGGGTGTCGTACTGGGCCGGGCAGCTCACCACCGAGCCACCCGTCGTCCTGCAGGTGAAGTGGGCGGCCAAAGACGAGCCCGCCGGGTTCCGCGCCGGCACCACCCCCGCCGGTGCCGGGCTGCTCGTGAAGATGCTCACCACGTGGCTGCTCACCAGGCAGGACCGGATCCTCGGCCACCCCGCCGCGCAGGAGTACCTCGACGACGTCGCCGACATCGTCTGGAAGCTCCGCTCGAAGTACCCCCGCGCGCCCCGCCCTGAGCGCGGCGTCCTCGAGCGACCCTGCCCCGTCTGCGACCGCTTCACCTTCGGGGCGACCTGGCCGGGACAGGCAGCAGTCGAGGAGTTCGAGCTCGTCTGCTCGTTCTGCGGGCACACCGAGACGGCGGCCGCGTTCATCCGCGACGGCCGGGTGCGGGAGCTGCTGCACGAGCTGCGCGAGGAGCACGCCGACCCGCGGTCCGAGTGGTGGACGAAGCGGCAGGCGCAGATGGAGCTCGACATCGGGAAGACCACCCTGAACCGGTACATCGCCGACGGCGACCTACAGACCTACACGGTCGACGGCACGGTCTACGTGAACACCGAGGACCTGCTCACCCTGTGGCGCACGAAGCGCATCGCGGGCCGGGGGGTGACGACCACCCCGCGCTGATCCGACACGCCAGATCCGCATACTTGCGGGGGTGGGTCCGATGTGGTTAGCATGGCGCCAGCGAACCCGACCGCCCGAGGCCTTAGGCCCGGGCGGTTTGGCGTTCCCCCACTCCTCCCTCCGTCGCCTTTGCGCGGGGAGCGGGCTGACCCACCGGCTGTCGGAAGCGTCCGGGTCCTGCACGGCCGTGCACCTTCGGGTGGTGCACGGCCGTGCCACGTCTTCGGTGCCACCACCCACACGCACATCACCAGGCTGTGCCAGGCCGCGACCTCACCACGCGATGAGCGCCGCCAGCCGGGCACGAGCACACCCACCAGCGGGGTGTCGTGCGCACCGATCATCTTCGAGCGGGGACGTTCACGGACCGCCCACAGGGTCCGAAGAGCGCTCATCACGCCGCGCTGTACTTGAGGCCAGGCGCACCTGCGGCCCCGCTCGATCCACCTCACCTCGACCGCGAAGGACGCGACCATGGCCCTGCAGACCGCCTCGATCAAGAACAGCCTGGCCGACCGGTACGCCGCTCTCGCCCTGTTCGCCGCCCTCTACAGCACCGTGCCCGGCGCATCCGCCGGCACCGAGCTGAGTGGCGGCACCCCGGCCTACGCCCGGAAGGGCCTCACCTGGGGCACAGCGGCGAACGGGGCCACCACGGCGACCGCGACCTTCGACGTCCCAGCCGGTGCGACCGTCGCCGGGGCCGGCATCCACTCGGCCGCGACCGGCGGCACGTACCTCGACGGGGCGGCCGTCACGACGCAGGCGTTCAGCTCGCAGGGCACCTACACGCTGACGCTGACCTTCACGCAGTCCTGACCCCGAGGGGCGCCTGATGCCGATCCTGATCGCCCAGACCGTCACCGCCGGCACGTCGTTCGCGGCGTCCCGGTCGGTGACCGTCCCCGCGGCCACGGTCGGCAACCTCCTGACGCTCGTCGTCGAGCACCAGGCGAACGGCACCGTCTCCGTAACGGACAACGGCGGCAACACCTGGACCCTGGCCGCCTCCTCGGTGTCGGCCGGCGCGACCGGGCAGTACAAGATCAGCGTCTTCACCGCCCCATGCACGGCGACCACGACGCAGGTCGTCGTGACGAACACCGCCTCGTCGACCCTCGGCACGTCGTACCGGGAGCTCACCGGCGCTGGGAGCGTCCGCACCACCGCGAGCGCCTACTCCGCGTCCGCGTCGGCGCTGACGCCCCTGGCGCTGGCGTACCAGGCTGGCGACTTCGTCCTCGCCGCCCTGTCGTACTACGCCTCGAGCAACGTCGAGACGGCCCCGTCGCCCTGGACGGTCCCCGCAGGGTCGGGCACGTCGACGACCCGGTTCGGTACCGCCCACCAGATCGCGACCGCGGCAGGCACGGCGGGCCCGCAGTGGATCGCGTCTGGCTCGGCCAACGGCTGGGGCCAGGTCGGCATCGTCGTAGCCCCTGCGGGCGGGCAGGCGGCCACCGGCGATGCAGCCCTGTCCGGGGCGGGCACGCTCACCACGGGCGGCGCACCGAGCACGGCAGGCCCCGTCGACACGTCAGCGGTGGGCACGCTCGCCACAGCGGGCACGCCGCGCGCGACCGGCTCGGCCTCGCCGTCGGCCGCGGGCACGCTCACCGCGAGGGGCGGCGCGGCACCAGTCGCCTCGGCCGCCCTCGCCGGGTCCGGCACGCTCACCGCGGCGGGAGCCCCCACGCCTCGCGCAGCCGCCGCCCTCGCCGCCGAGGGTACGCTCACGGCCACCGGCACGGCGGCCATCACCGGCAGCCTCCCGCTCACGGGCGACGGCACGCTGGCCCTGACCACCTCGACCGCGTCGGCGAGCACCGCCGACCTCGCGGGCACGGGGTCGCTGGCGGCTGCTGGCACCGCCCGCACCACGGGCGCGCTCGAGCTGACCGGGTCCGGTGTCCTCGCCGCAGCGGGGCGCGCGGTCATCGCTGGCCGGGTGGATCTCGCCGGCGCTGGTGCGCTCGTCGCCTCGGGTGGGAACGCTGCGACCGCGCAGCTGGTCCTGTCCGGGCAGGGTGCGCTCGTCGCGACGGGCCGGCCCGCACACGCGGGCGCCGTCGGCCTGGCCGGCTCGGCCGACCTGCACCTGGTCGGGGCCGCTGCGGCGTCGGGTGCCCTCGACCTCCGGGCCGACGCGGGCCTCACGCTCACCGGCACGGCGGGCCTGGCCGGCACGCTTATGCTCGGCGCCGTCGGCACGCTGACCGCCCGACACGCGCACGACCGGCACGACATCACCGTCACCGCCACGCTCGGGGCCCGCCGCACCACCGCCACGCTCGGCGACAGGCGCACCACGACCACTGCTGCACGCCGATGGGAGGCTCACCGATGATCGAGCTACCCCGCGAGTCTGTCGAGTTTATCCCGATCACCGTGCACGTGGACGGGCAGCCCGTCACGCAGGGCGTCGACGTCGCTACCACCACCGGCAGCGGCCGCCCCGCAGCGTGGGCGCCGGCCGCCTCGCTCGACGGGCGCCTCGGCCTGCTGGTCGACGGCCTGCCCGTGGGCGAGCACACCGTGTGGGTGCGCGTCACCGACGCACCCGAGGCGCCCGTGCTCGAGTGCGAGCGCATCCGCATCACCTGACCAGGAGGACACGATGAGCAAGGTCTTGCCGCAGCGCCTGCGCCAGATCGCGGCCACACTGACCAGCCCGGGCCAGGTCGACACGTTGCTGTACGCCGCCGACCTGCTGACAGCCGAGGAGCAGCCCGCGTTCACCGGCCCCGAGCCGTTCGGGTTCCTGATCGAGGACCCCGTGTTCATCGGCCGGCACCGCGTCGCGGTCTTCGTGCACGACAGCGTCGACGCGATGCACGACTGGTACCGGCGCAACGGGCGCAGCGTGAAGCAGGGCGGCTGGGAGTGGGAGGCCGTCACCAGCTACCGTCCGACCACCGAGTCCGACGCCGAGGTGCACCTCGCTCGCGAGCGCCTGTACCTGTCGATCGTCGCGCACGAGGCAACGCACGTCGCGCTGCTCCTCTACGCGGCCACGTTCCTGAGCAGCCGACGCAAGGCCCGAGCCTGGCGGCACGTGGCGCACCACACCGAGTGGATGCCCGAGCTCGTCGGCAACCTGACCGCGCACATCCTGTACGGGCTGAAGGCGCACGGCTTCGACGTGGACCCGGTCGACTGATGCCGGTGTGCACCGAGCACGGCTGCCCCGTCATCGTCGACCAGTCAGGGCGGTGCCCGACCCACACGCGGGCCAAGGCCAGGGCCCGGGGGTCACGGCAGGACCGGGGGTACGACAGCGGGCATGACCAGGAGCGCGCACGATGGGCGCCGCTCGTGGCCCGCGGCACCACCACCTGCCGCAAGTGCGGGCTGCAGATCAGGGCAGGCGAGGCGTGGGACCTCGGGCACACCGACGACCGCACCACCTGGACCGGACCCGAGCACGCCCGCTGCAACCGGCAGGCGGCAGGCAGGAAGGCACACACGTGAACACCGACACCTTCACCCGCGAGCAAGTGCGCGAACTCGGTGAGCCACTGATCAAGCAGCTGAATGAGAAGGCCAGCCAGTGGGCGCGAGGCGGCTTCGCCCCCACACAGGTGACGACCCCACCGCCCAGCACCACGGGTCACGGCCACGCACACAGCTGACACCAGCTGCAGCAGCCCCGCCCGCCCCGCCTCAGGCCATGCCCGAGGCCCACCCACACACCTACGACGACACCCTGTCGACCGACCCCCGACCCCTCCGATATGCCGGTATATCCGACGCCCCAGGGGGGTGGGGGGGACCCCCCTCGACGCCCCAACCACCGGAC